GGGGTTTCTGCTTTGAAAAGTCTAAGCTTCGCAGTGTGCGAGGCCAGCTTCCATAGAGAAGTGGGTCAGGTCCCAGTACTGAGATTGGAGGTCTGGGTCACGTTTGCTAATCTTAGCAAGTCGTGCCATGGCTTCGAGTTCAGTCGGGAAGTGGGTGAGATCGATTGGATCTGTGTAGCCGTATACTTTGTCAAACATGCCACGTAAGCCGGAAGCGGAAGGTGTAAAACCTTGTCGTTCTAGGTCATCGTAGATGTGTTTAGTAACAGCTCGGACGCGTTTGTCGGCAGCTGAGGCATAGTATATGCCAATGCAACGTGCCATAAGTCGGGGTTGACTATCGTAATTGGATTTGGGATTGAGGAGAGCTGCGAGTAGCGAGTCGAGATCTCGGATAGGGTATCCATTCCAATTGAAGTAGCCAAGGACTTGTGCGCCTTGTATTGTTTTCGATACACCACACTTGTCGGGGGACAGTTTTGAGCCAAATCGGCGGGAAGCTTCGAGTTGAAACGATTCAAGGAAGCTGAGCCATTGCTCAACGGGTATATGCGAAAGTAAACCAAATAGAACATCGTCGCCCATAACTTTGAAGAAATGATGGCGGTCAACGGTGAGACCAAGAGAGAGTAAGATCGTTACGACCATGACGGAATTGTAGAATGAATCCCAGAATTGAGTGCAAAATATGCCGGAAGGCATGCCTGCAAATTTTCTGCGATATACGTTGCCAAGAGGGCTAACGCATTCTGAGTCAAAATAGGCGTGTTCGATCCAAGTCCAGAGGTTCTGAAGACGGGATGGGTTGGTTCGGGGGTGTGGGTAGGTACGTGTGGGGCAGTATGCGCCACAGAAACAAAAATAGGTTTTTACTCGTTCGCGGCAGTCGTGCCACATATCGAAGTATAAACGCATGTCAAACTCGGACCAGTCTAGGTTAAAGACGGGGTAGAATGATTGAAATCGGGAATACCATTCGGCATTCAGTCGGTTCCAGCCACCATTGAGAGTTTCGTAATTCCACAGGAGGGGAGATTTACCACTGGTGAAGTAGTTTGAGAAAAGGGGCCAGTGAAACATTGCTTCGGCAAAAATGACGGGTTTGGGGACGCCAAAAACAGTTCGGACTTTGTCGGCTTTTTGGCCGTGTACGATTGCGGGTTTTGCATGTAAGGTGATTCGGTGGAGAGGGACGGAGATTCCTTCTTTAACTTTGTGAATGTAGTAACGAGAGTATTGAAAAATACTGTTATACAAGTTGTGAAAGGAAAGTTTGCCACCTATGAGGGTGGGGTCGCCTTGTTCTTTTCGAGAGCGGATCTCGTTCTGGTAGTCAGCACGGACGTTAAATGGGCGTTCGGCGTTAGTTGAAAGGTTCCAGGGGTACCAGCGCAAGTCGGTGAAGTGCACGGGGTGAATCGGGTGTGAGGGTTGAAACCAGCAGGTGACAATGTCAAGTGCGTTGTAGTAGTGTTCATCCTTAACGATTCGATGTTTGGGAACATTGTATCCGAAGAAGAATTGTTCAGCCTTTTGAGGGGTTGAGTCAGATCGTCGGTATTCAGTAGCGAGGTAACGGGCCAATTGGGGGCCGTAGAGGTACGAGAATGTGAAGATGGCAGAGATGATGAGAGTTCGACATTCGAAGAAAAGGTCGTTCTTGGGGGTGAACGCTTTTGGTAGTTCTTTGATGTAAGTGTCAATTCCGATATATTCGAAATTAGTCTCAACAGTGATAGCCAGTCGGGAGAGGGCTCCAGTGATGTAATCCATAGTTATAAAATGAGCTTTATAAGAGCGGTGAAAAAGTAATCAG